ACAGGCTTGGTATTCGACATTCCCGACGGCTACCATATCAAGGTTTACAGTCGCAGCGGGCAGGGGTTCAAATACGATATGCGGCTCTGTAATAGCACGGGTATTATCGACAGTGACTACCTTGGAACCATCAAGGTAAAGCTAACCTATGACGGCCCTGTATCGTATCGCCCTGACTGGCCGCATGTCGGTGATCGCGTTGCGCAGGCTATGTTGGTCAAAAACGTAAAAACAGACCTAATCGAAGTAGAAGAAATTGAAAAGGAAACAGAACGTGGGGAAGATGGATTTGGCAGTACCGGGCGGTAACGGCGGCATGAATGACTATCAAAAGTTTATTGCGGTGAGCCGTTATGCGCGATGGTTGCCAGAAGAAAATAGGCGTGAGACTTGGGCTGAAACTGTTGATCGGTATATTGAGAATATTGTAGTTCCGTCTGGCGCTGACTTGGAAACGACTGACAAACTAGGGCAGGCCATTCTTGACCTAGAAGTGATGCCGTCGATGCGCGCTCTGATGACCGCTGGACCTGCTGCTGATCGAGATAATACTTGCATCTACAATTGCTCCTACTTGCCAGTAGATCATCCGCGCTCGTTTGATGAGGCAATGTTTATCCTGCTGTGCGGCACTGGCGTTGGCTTTAGTGTTGAGCGGCAGTATGTGAATAAGCTGCCAGAAGTTCCTAGCTCGATTTTGCCTAGTGATAATGTTATTGTTGTAGAGGATAGCAAGGAGGGTTGGGCTTCATCTTATCGTGATTTGCTGCATTATCTGTGGATCGGAGATATTCCAGTTTGGGACGTTTCAAAAGTTCGCCCCGCTGGTGCTAAGCTGAATACGTTCGGTGGCCGTGCATCTGGCCCTGATCCTCTGGTTGATCTGTTTAACTTCACTATTGGTGCATTCAAGGGCGCGCAAGGTCGCAAGCTTACGTCGATTGAATGTCACGATCTGATGTGCAAGATTGGCGAGATTGTTGTTGTTGGGGGCGTGCGCCGTTCGGCAATGATTAGTCTTAGCAATCTTAGCGATGATCGGATGCGCCATGCAAAGTCCGGCCAATGGTGGTCTACTGATCCGCAGCGTGCATTGGCAAACAACTCTGCTGCATTCACTGATAAGCCTGATGCGGAAAGTTTCATGCGCGAATGGCTAGCCTTGATGGAAAGCAAGAGCGGTGAGCGTGGAGTGTTCAACCGCCAAGCAAGCAAGAAACAGGCCGCTAAGAGTGGGCGACGTGATGCTGATTGGGATTTTGGTACTAATCCTTGCTCTGAGATCATCCTGCGCCCGTATCAATTTTGCAATTTGACGGAGGTAATTTGCCGCGCGAATGACACCCTGGATGACTTGAAACGAAAGGTGGAACTGGCGACTATCCTTGGCACCATTCAGTCAACGTACACGTATTTTCCGTACCTGCGTGATGTGTGGCGTGAAAATACTGAGGCAGAGCGACTGCTTGGCGTTTCGTTGACTGGCATTATGGATTGTGAGTTGCTTAATGGCGTAATCAATGTTGAAGCGTGGCGCGCACACTCCTTGACGGGTGATGAGGATTCTACCGTTGCCAGCGTTCTTGACACCCTAAAACGAACCGCAATCGAAACAAATGCCATTTGGGCTAAAAAGCTAGGCATCTCGCCAAGTGCGGCAATCACTTGCGTAAAGCCATCTGGTACTGTGTCTCAGCTTGTCGATAGCGCGTCTGGTATTCACGCGCGGCACAGTGATTATTACATCCGCACAGTTCGCGGTGACAATAAAGACCCATTGACGCAGTTTATGATTGCGCAAGGTATCCCTAATGAGCCGGACGTGATGAAGCCTGACACCACTACGGTTTTCAGCTTTCCGATGAAGTCGCCAGATGGTGCGGTAACTCGCAACGATATGACCGCAATCGAACAGCTGGAGTTCTGGTTGACGTATCAGCGGCATTGGTGCGAGCATAAACCGTCTGTAACCGTATCTGTGCGTGATCACGAGTGGCTTGATGTTGGCGCGTGGGTTTATCGTCACTTTGATGAGGTTAGCGGCATTAGCTTTCTTCCTCACTCGGATCACACGTACCAGCAGGCCCCATATCAGGACTGCACACGCGAGGAATACGAGGCCATGCTTGCGGATATGCCAGCGCACATTGATTGGTCTGGTCTGGCTGAATTTGAGCGAGAGGACACAACAAAGGGAAGTCAGACAATGGCCTGTAGCGCTGGTGTCTGCGAACTAGTGGACCTTAGTTCTTGACACTATCGACGCCCTGTGGTTTACATGGGGCGTCTTGCATTAGGAGGATAAGGCATGAAGGTAGACGTATCAACGAATAGCCCCATTTTGAGAATGGAAGTAGATACTGATGATTTTGGCAAGATGTTTGCGAACATGGCGTCAGACGAACAAGTCGAGGTGTTGCGTGCAATGATCGATCACATGAAGCCGCACCAAATACAGTGGGATTACATTGGAATTGATCTTGAACTTGAAGAAAACATTGACCTTAAGCGCGAATTGAAATATGTGTTTTCTAGCCTGCTTGGAGAATAAACAATGCCACCAGACATGAGCGCTGATTTGCACGCGCAAGGAATGTTGTCCACAAAGGAAGCCTCGTATGTGTATGACCGCAACGGGGTTGTGATTGCCAATCTGCAATACTGGATTAAGGATGGGGAGCCTGTGTTTTGATCTGCTACAAGGATATGACGTTTTGCAGTGCGGAGTGCGTCAACCGAAAATGTCGCCGCAACTTTTCACCAGATGTCGCAGAGGGCGCGCGCAAGTGGTGGTCACACGACCCAGACAACGCGCCGATTGCGTTTAGTGACTTTAGTGATAGGTGTGGAGATTTTGAGCCACACAAGGAGATGTTTAGAGGATGATCAGCCCGTTTAAGTGGTGGAAGGCCCGACGCAAACGCCAGCAAGACCTTGCATAGCTTGTGCGTGCTGCGTTTGAGCGCGGGTTTAAGTCAAGCGGCGACGATTGGCGTCAGTCGTGGAAAGAGACGCCTGAGCGCGCTACGTTGGTGCGATGGGGGTATATTAAGGAGGATGACACATGGCGGTGACAGCGACCGTAATTGCGGACAGCATTGCAGATGGGTGTCCGCGTTTGACGACATTGCAACTGCGATACCCACGGTTTATTCATGCGGAGGTAATGACGCATCGTGTGTTTAGCCGTAATGCTAGCAGCAGCCGGGCTATTCCTGTTGAGCGTGTGATTCAGGACGTTATTGATGATCCTGCCATGCCTGTTCATTGGGGGAAGAACCAGCCAGGAATGCAGGCGCGGGCTGATCTCAAAGGTTGGCGACGTATTTTGACCAAAGGCACATGGCACGCGGCGCGCTACGCTACATTGGGTTGCGCTTGGGTTGCAATGAAGGCGGGCGCTCACAAGCAAATCGTTAACCGCATCCTTGAGCCGTTCCAGCACATCAACGTGCTTGTGACTGCTACCGAGTGGGACAACTTTTTTGCGCTGCGAGATCACCCGGACGCACAGCCGGAGATTGCTAAGTTGGCTAGGGCTATGAAAGGGGCTATGGCTGGAAGTGAGCCTAGGTTTCTGAAGCCGGGTAGTTGGCATAAGCCGTATATTAACGCAGATGACTACAGCAACCAAGGTGACATGCGCATGGTATCCGCCGCCCGTTGCGCATCCGTCAGCTACAAGACCGTTGATGGCAAGCCTATGAGCGTCGAGAAAGCGCTGGATATCTTTAATAAACTGGCGGGCAGTGATCCTATTCACGCATCACCGTTTGAACACATCGCACGTCCTGATCCTGACAATGGGCCGGGGTGTCGGAACTTTACTAAATGGCACCAATGGCGTGCGGATCTGGAGGAACACTAATGGATTGGACTATGTGGCCGCAATTTGCTGTGGCAGGGCTTTTTATGATGTCTATGGGAGTTAGCTTTGAAAATCATGGCAAGCCTAGAACTGGAAAGGCTAACGTGGGTATTGATATTGTCGCAGTGTCACTTGTGGTGTGGCTGCTATACATGGGGGGCTTCTGGTCATGACACCACAACAATTAATCGACATGCCGGGGTACGGTAAGGCGGAGCAGGAATTGAAGAAGCAAGGCAATTGGGACGAATATGCCGGTCTTGCTGAACGTGAATTTAATGTGCAGGTTGAGTACAGTTACACAGAAACAGATAAAGTATGGCTTAAAGTGAAGGCGCGTCATCCAGATGAAGCATCCGACAAAGCATACGATTTGAACGAGGACGACCCAGATGTGGTATCGGGGTCTACAGAGATTCTGGAGGTAAAAGAACTATGAAACTAACCATCGACCAGCCCAAACTCCTGCAAGCCCTAGCTGCACCGCTTGGCATTGTTGAGAACCGCAACACCATTCCGATCCTTGGGCATGTGAAGCTGACAGCGGACACAAGCTTGACTGTCACATCGACAGACCTTGACATGGAGGCGACCACCACGACAGACGCGGAAGTAGCCACACAGGGCGAAACCACTGTGCCTGCAAAGACGTTTATGGATATCGTCAAGCGCATTCCCAAGGGTAAGCAGGTTCAACTTGATTGCACAAGCGGCAATCTGCGCATCACGGCTGGCACGCTGGACTTCACGCTAAACACACTTCCCGCTCATGACTTCCCCGTCATGGCGTCTGACAGCTATGACAACACGTCACAGATTGAGGCTGATGTGTTTGCTGACATGCTGAACAAAACCAAGTTTGCCATGTCAGCGGAGGAAACACGATACATGCTGAACGGCGTATACATGCATAACGATGATGCGGGTGACTTGCACATGGTGGCCACAGACGGCAATCGGCTGGCACGAATGACGCATCAGGGCAGCGTAGCAGTGTCTAGCGTGATTATCCCGCGCAAGGCAGTTATGGAGCTGGTCAAGCTTATGGAGCAAGCCGACGCTCCGGTGACATTAGAGACCAGCGAAACCAAGATCCGCGTGACAGGTGATGGGTTCTCTGTTGTGTCTAAAGTGGTGGACGGCACGTTTCCCACGTATGAGCGCGTTATTCCGTCCAGCCACAACCGCACCATGCACGTGGACGCTAAGGAGTTCTCTGCGGCCTCTGCGTCGGTCACAGTGGTGTCTGATGATCGCACCAAGGCTGTTAAAATGTCAGTTGCCGGTGATGTGTGCGTGCTGTCTGTCCGTGGCGCAACAGGTGAAGCCAAGGCGGAAGTTGCCGTTGATTACGATGGCGATGCGATTGACATTGGGTTCAACAGCAAGTATTTGGCGGAGATGATGGCGCAGGCAAACGGCGGCACAGTGACGGTCAAGATGTCAGGCCCTATGGACCCAGCTAAGTTCCTGATGGACGACACGCCGGGGTTTGTCGGTGTTAATATGCCGCTTAGGATGTGAGTGGCCAACCTAAAAACACCCCCGCCGATTGAGCGGGGGTTTCTTTATGCGCATGGTGTATGCGTATGATCTATACGACATAGCGTAAATTTATGATTTATACGCCATAGCGTAAATTACCCACGACTAGCGGCCTCCCCAGCTAGTGCAGCATACGCAGCCCCATCTACAAAGCTATCAGCCCGATACGCGCCCTGATTTGACCGTACCATTTTCAGAACCTCCATAAACTGCCATCCTTGCTGCTCTGTCATGGTTACGCCAGTAATCGCAGAGAACGCGCTTACTGTTGCCGCCATACTGCGCTCGCCTTGCGGCTTGTCGTATGTCTTTGCACGGTCACGCATCTCACTAGCTGCCTGTTCTAGGATGCCTTGCGCGCTATCAATTCCGTCACTCATCGTCCAACAACTCCTGAATAACCTCTGCCAACTCTTCCAACTCCTCTGGGCCGATCATTACATCCCCCGCGTCTGTATGTAGTATCAAATACCCATCATCCACGCTATACGAAACGTCACCAAATTCACCGCGCATTGAACTTATCCTTCACACTTAATAATCACGCCACGAGGACGTCTCGCCAAGCATTTATCGCGCGCTCCGCACTTTTTGCACTTGACAAGATACAAATCGTTATCATGCCAAGCTTTCCCTTCAATCTCGGTTACTTCCAAATTATCCTTATCACCCCTGCAATAGCTCATCTCATTACCTCCTTACCGGGTCATATGCCCGTAATACCAAACCATCCTCCCGATGGAAAGTGATCGACTGCATTTGACGCCGCGACGAATAATGATGACCTGCCGCATAAGCGTCACGAGGGCAGAACGCCCGCAGGCTTTCCCACTGGATCGCGCCGAGGTCTTTAACTTGAGTATGATGCACATGACCGGTAAAGACGTACCGCTGCCGCGTAGTGGACCAATCTGGGCAAGTGTCAGCAATTTCTAGAGCTAGACGCTCAGGCTTGCTACGGTCGCCATGATGGGCCGCAATCAACCCTACACCCCAAGCCATATGGAACAGGTCAGCCTTGCCATCGTCCACCATGACACGCGGCTCATTTCTGTAACGCTGCGACATGGCAACCCGCAGAACAATGTGTGAGTGCTCATCGTGGTTTCCGCGCAGAACTTTGATGCGTACCTCAGCGTGTTTTTGCAATAGCGCGTCGACCGCATTCGCCAGAAGGTCAACGCCAAGATCCACCACCCGATTGTGCCGACCGTCAACGTCCAGCTTGTGCTTACTTGCTGGCGTTTCAGCGTTCCCGTCGTCCGCATGGAAGAAGTCGCCACCGATCAGCAATAGCGCCGTGTGACTATCAGGCGTCAAGGCCATTGTCTTTACTAGCGCCATAGCCATATCCGACGAGGCAAGTTTAGTGTCGTAATCCTCGCCAGTCTCATCGCCCCAAGACAACATACCGAAATGAACGTCAAACAGCGGATAAATGGTCAATAGATCATCCATAACCGATGCAGGCGGAACAACAGGCGCGGCGGGTGTAATGTTATCAAAAGCGTCCGCAATGTCCTCTAATGTTACACCGGCTTTACGTTCTGGCCGCAACATTACGCTATAACCGTCCGTCTTTACCCAAACGGTACTAGGTTCCATTCCACTGCCGATTGCATCCATCGCGCCTTGAATAGCGGGGTCGCGTGCAGCCGCCGCCAACCGCGACTTAACCTGCCGAGCGCTCAGCCCCATGCGTTCTGCAATCTGCGCACGTGTAAGGCCATCAGCTTTAAGGCGTGCCGCTTCGATCTGTTCCTGTTTGGTATCTGACATAAAAAAACCTCCTATGTTTCATTTCTTTGGTGGTGGCGGCCTTTGGGGTGCGCGGTATACACAATCTTCCTTATTCAAAGACCTAAGCCACCATCGTCGATTATTTACTCCTTTACGCAACCCCGCCCAATACCGTTCAAGCCATACCCAAGTGCCATCGTGCATTTGGGTTGGAAATAGAGCAAATACACTCACGCCGTCTTGAGCGCGATCTTCGTATTGATCAATCGTTTCGCCTCTCCACCTCACAAAAAAAACCTCCTATGTTTCCATAAGAGGTTTAGACCGTGTTTTGATATTGTGCAAATTAGGCGGGGTCGCCGACTGGATCTCGCCGATAATCCTGCCCGACTGTGATGATACAACTAGTGCCGGTCGCAGTTGTAGACATTAGCGTCCAAGTTTGAGTTTCATCGTTGCCCCACAACTCGATCAATACGCCTTCTGTCTTGCCCATCCAAATACGCTCCTCGCCGTGATCTTCAATCAAGGCCGAGTAAATATTTAGGGTTTTGCCGCACGTAGGCGATTGAGCCTGCACGCTAGTCGCTACAATGGTCATCGCCACAGCCGTTAGGATAGATTTAATCATGGTCATTCCTCCTATGGAACATATAAGATCTATAGCAATGACCCCGACCAAACACGAACACCCATGCACGCCAAAACCAATGCCGTTTACGCAACCGCCAAGCCTTACTGCACCAACTTTCGTTATAGCCTGTGATGTAATGGCAAGTGAGGCGGCTTAGGTCAGTCAAGCATGATAGTGCGCGCATGTCAACCCTCCTGATATACGGCGTTGTCTTGTGGCGCTGAGATTGGCAGGAGGAGGAACCAAACCCAGCAAGGGGGACACAACGCCGCCAAAACCCCATGTTGTGAGCGTATGATATATTTGCAGGGATGTAAAGTAAGGCACGACGTGGGGCGCTATAACCCTAGGCGAGGCATCTAGTGCGTCGCCCATCCCTAAATTCCCTTGGCGGCCTAGGAACCCGCCTCACCGTGTAAACATTCACGGTGAGCCTAAACGACTGGTCTACTTTGTTGAGCGCGGGGATGCTAGGCTATCAGCCAGCTAACTAGCACAATCCCTTACCGCTGATTTTGCCGCGCTCAGAAGAGTGTGACCGTCCGCAAAGGCGAACTCGCGGGCTAGGCCCTGTAAATCACACTCATCAAAGAGCGGCTATAATCGAGCGAGGGCGGGATTAGCTATGCCCATTATACCCGAGGCTCCCATTGCCTTCACGCCCATGAAGCGCGACCGGTGGGAACCCTCGATAAAGCGCAAATACATCATAGTAAATACGCGGGCCGGTCGCGCCACAAAGGAGCGGCAAGTTGCAGATAGCATGGGTTGTGACAGGTGTCAACAGGCCAAATAAAAAAAGATGTGTTGACAGGGGGAGGCGGGTGGTGTAGATGTTTGGGTGTAAATCATAGGGAGATTACGTATGAAGCGATTGGCGGTAGAGTTGATCAACAATCAGACCATTATTCACGAAGGCGAAAAGCTTGACGTTGAGGTTGACGGTGACGGATTTAAAGAAGTTTGGGACTATAAAGAACCTCCAACCGGGGGTCTACGTCGCGCGTTTATTGCAGCATACAATGTGCAATACATCGCCCGAATATGGGACGCCACTAACGACTAGCACCCCTAAGGCCACCCTAACCCGGTGGCCTTACCTCTTCCAAGCAAACGAACCCGCACCACCGATACACGCCAGAACAATCCAGCCTGCCCATTCATCTAGTGGTGGCGGCAATGCATGAACTTGCTGGTCCCCGAACAGATCGCGCACATACGGCAGGCTATCCATTACCACAGCGACATACCACAGCCCGGTAGGAACAGCAAACATCAGCAGTAGCCAGAACCCGCCAGACTGCATCCATGGCGTCCGGTTCTCATAGTACGCTTGCACAACGTCAGCTTCTTCGCGCAACGCTGCAACCCGCTCATCGGCCTTAATCCTTTCAGCGTCGTTTGTGGCGTTTCGTTTTTCTGCATACGCGCCGCGCAATTCGCGAACGATGCCGGACAATCCACCGCCAAGGAGCCATTTAGACAGAATTCCTAACATCTAACTTAACCTCCTTGCGAAACCTCTTGTTGTATTTTTTCTTTGCAGACTTGCATACTCCGGGCCTAGATAATGCACACAAAACCTTGCGCGCCCGCCTGCTGAACGCGTCATGCTCATCGCCGCCTTTTAGCGGAATGCGCTTCATGGCCGCACTCGATCACGCCACCAGCTAAAACCATAAGGAATTGCCAGTGCCGCAACCAATACCAGAGCCTCAGTCACGTCGCCCTGCATGTACTCTGGCAGGTAGCCATTCGCCACAAGCCACGCCACCAGAGGTGCAAAGATGTGTCTCAGCAGTCGGCTTAGCTCAGTCATGGGCGACCTCGTGCAAGTATTGGCGCAATAGATACCCCTCTAGCGCCCAAATCTTATTTCTAGCATTCTCGCGTGCAATCTTCCTGCCTATATCAGCGTCAAAGTTACTGGGACTAGCGCATGCACTTTCACCAGTTACCGTGAACCCATTTTCAAGAGTTAGACAGCACACGGTAAGGCAAGACCCACTAAATACGTGATAATCTTCCGATACGATTACCGCATCAATCTTTTCAGGTGTAAGACGCGGCGCATTCAGGCCCTTTGCTTGAATTTCCGCCTCAATACTTAACTCTTTCATCGCTTAAATGCCCCCATGATAACCCGCAGAATTGCACCCCAGTCAAACCCCTTGGCGGTGGGCTTAGACGCCATATCCTTGGCCGTGGCCCTAACGCTTGTAACGCGCGCAGTCCATCCGTTCTTGTACTTCCACCAAGTTCTCAGCCCGCGCATAAATGCAAGTCTAGCATCGCATGCTGCGTCAATGGTGCGCCCAATGTTAGCGGACTTTGCCGCCCGCAACGTCTCAGGGCCAATGCGCCCATCCATCGCCACACCTAGCGCACCTTGCACCCATTTGGCACCGCGCGACACACCGCTGTTAACCGCCCCATCAAACGCCACCAAGTCAAGACCCGCTGGCAGATCATCACCCCGTACAGCATCCCAATAATCTCGCCTGTAAATCGCCGCCGCATCTTCCCATGTCAAGTTTCTGATATCGACTGACGGATACGATCTTTTACTGATGCCGTATTTGGTTTCTCCGCCGGGATCAACGGGATCATTCACATAACCGCCCTCGCTGATCTTGGTATGCGCAAGGCAAGCCTCCCAATTGTGTTTAGCCATCCAAATAATCCTCTGCTTGCGCCCGTGTGGCAAAGCACCTATCCGTTGACGTTTGCGCCCAGTGTTTACTATCTGGCCCGTGAATTACGTTGTTACTAGATATACGATACTGGCAGGGATCGCGCAAAACACGCAACTCATAGCTAGTAGGACCAACAGGTATGGCACCAATCCACCACGTCCAAGATGCGGTCCAAGTGGACCCCAATGGGTCATTAAGGCAATCCTCCGCCCAATCAATAGACCACCTACCCACTGTGTCTGCGCTGGTGTACTTAAATGGCCCTCCGCGTTGTTCGCATATATGCCCGCCATTGTGTCCGGGCGTTAGCGGTCTAACTGTTTCGGTGTATGAAATCCAAGGGCGATCCGCGCCGATCCGATCCATAGGGAATGACCGACTGGTTACGACTTGATCGCCCTCAATAATAACCCCATCAACGTCAATAGCTAATGCGCTAAATGGGATTGCTTGTACTAGAAACCCAATAACAAACATCCATCCAACAATAAGGAGAGTGCGGTCAATCATTTGGAATTTCCCATGTGCTTTATAAACTCAATTACCTGTTCTCCATAAAGCCACAGCCCCCAGATCATACCAACAGGGGCCGCGC